ATGCCCTGCATTTGAGCTTGTTGTTGTAAGTTACCTTGAGATATACCTGCCATACCACCTTGAGCAGGAGCGTAACCAGCACCAGAACCAGTAGCAAGTCTGTTCATATAGTCCGTCATAAAGCCGTAGTAACCCCGTTGACCAATGTCTTGCAAAGCTATTTGTTCGTTACCAGACCTCATCATTCCAGATGCAGCAGAGCTTCGTTTAGAAGCTTCTAGAGCAGGGTCCATTACACCAGTTTGAAACTGGCTATACCCGGGCATCTTAGTAATATCTGTTTGAGCACCAGGCTGCAACATACCTGAATACATTTTTCCAAGGTTAGCTCGGTAAGGAGCAAACGGATCAACAGCTTGTTGAGCTGGTTTAGATACGCTAGTACCACCACCTCCTAGCAAAGAATTTAGACCAGAGGCTATTCCTACAACTGAACCAATAGTGGATAACATATTACATCTCCAATTCTTTAAAAGCTTTAACTGTTTCTAAAGCTTCTTCAGCTTCTTTGTGTGAGACTTCATCACCAGCCCACAAGCACAACCAAATTACATCAGTAACGGCTTCAACCATGTGGGTAGTATCTTTGGGTATAGTAACTAGCTTATAACCAGTCATACGGGTGGTTACCCCATCTATAGTAACGTCTGCCGTACCAGACACTAATACAGAACTATGGGCATGTCTGTGTTTATGAGAGTTGGTAAACATACCAGCATCTATTTTTGTTTCCACAATAAAGACGCTGCCACTCTCTTCATCACCACCGAAAAACTGTATGTCCATTTTAATCCTTTATTTGCGGTAACGTCCACCACCAACAGCTTGTTCTTGATCCATCTCACCAATCCTAAAATCAATCTCAGCTCCGTCAATACGGAGTGGAACATTGTCTGTACACAAGAACTCCCAAGCTCTACGTCTATCAGCACCACTAAGATAGATCTCAGATCTAGAAGCATTAAGGTTTACAGACCTGTAGCTAGACCAAGTGTTGTAGTCATCCCCAGAATGACGTACTTGCATAGTACCTGCTACCTTGTCCCCAATGATCTCTAACCTACCGTAGAACTTACGTTTGGTAGTTCCATTGTCCATAATGTCGGTGACAGTACGACAGTAGATGGATTGACTATTGTCTTGGTAAATATTTGTGTCAAAGTAATACAGGGTAGCCGTATCATCATCTAAGGTGTAAGCAACATTGTTAAGTGTTGCAAAGAATGCAGGACGGAAGTAAGACTCCTGGTATGTACCTGGATTAGGTTGGTCACTAGACTGAATAGAGTATTGAGTCCATGTGTACCAAGTCTTCTCATTCAAATCAAACACCAAAGTCTTTTGAGTGTCGTGAAGAGTCAAGATGTACAGAGTATGCCCGTCAATGGTATAGCAGTAAGCAGTTACTTGGTTTAAAGTATCAGCCTCTAAATGCTTGTCTACTTGTGGTGTAGACACCTTAACAGGAGATACCCCATCCATAATGTATACAGAACGACTGTTAGTCTTTGTAGCCCCTATCCACAGCACCGTGTTACTAGTAGCAACAATACTGTCTCCAGTAGCACAACCAATTTCAGTAGAGTAGCTACTAGCTACAGCTAAAGGAGAACCCGTAGCATTAGCAGCATCGTAATAAAACTGTGTGCTAACAGCACCAAAAGCCACCAGATAGTTCAAGTGTTTGGCAATACCAACTAAGGTATCAGTAGTCTGTTCAAAGCTTATATAGTTAAGAGCATTCCAAGTAGTTGGGTCACCAACGTTAGAGTTGTATATACGGTTGTTACTAGTACCAATAAACAGATAGTTGTCTAAGTACACAACACCAGATACATACGGTCCTGAAGGCAACGTAGTCATTGTTACAGATGCACCAGCTTGGTTGTACAAATAACCTGTTACTTTGTTGTGAAAGAACAAGTATGTGTCAAGGAAAGTCTTAACAAAATAGCTTTGGCTAGTTGATGCAGACGTAGTACCCAAGGTACTGACAGCATAAGAAGAGCTAGGATCAATTTGATAAATGGTGTTATTAATAACAGCAACAAGTTTGTTGTTAAAAGAAACTAGCCCTTGGCTAGGTGTGTATGCAGGAGGTGTAACAGATACGATTTGTTTAGCAGCTACAAGCCCAGGACGTTTAATGAACTCTCGTTTCTGATCTCTTGTCTCAAAGAAACAATTAGACGAATAAGAGTCCTTAGCAAAACTACCCGTCCTGCTTTCAATAGGTTGGGTAAGTGGTATACGTTCTGTAGCCATGCTTACCGTCCATAAGAGTTGTTAGAAGTAGATCTAAAGTCAGGTTGAAAAAATGTACTAGAGGCTTCGACATCCCAATCAACAAGCAATGTTTTATAAGCCATTGCTCGTTGTGTAATCTCTTGTCTAGTGTTCATAGGTACACCATACTCAAGAGACAACTGATCTGCAAGATTCCACACCAAACAATTCATCCACTCATTAGGGAAGTCTGGAATATCTAAAGCAGAATTTAAGTCATCTAAAGGCATCTGTACAACAATGTGCAACTCAAGATTGGTTTGAGAGTTAGCATCAGGAGTTAAGTACACATACAAAACACCATTTAGTTTTCTAGGATCATAGAAAAGTGTGTTAGCTGTACCTGTAGAAAACTTAGACCCCAATGTGTTGTACTCTTGTTTAGAAACAATCATCACAGGAGTATCAATCTGTGGAGTAGATTGTGTGTTCCTATAGAACCCCTGGATAACCTTTAAGGGTTTATCCGTAATAGCTACTGTAGGATTGAGTGTGTCGTACATCAAATCAGAACTAGAACCTCCTAGGGTATAACTAGTTTGACCATTAGTAAGAGGAATAATAAGTTCAGAGATCTTCCACAACTTAAGCCCATCAGTACTCAACTGCTTAATAAGCAGATTGAAAGACATAGAAGCATTGCTGATGGTGTCAGCATCAGGTGTAGAGCCAATCTCAAGAACACCTAGCTTACGAAGAGCTAGGGTAATAATTTGATCACGAGTAACTGTATAAGTACTGCTCATAAGACACCTGTAAAGTCGTTTAATCCAGGGTACAGTTTACCTGCTACAGCACATCCTGCAATAGCTTGTGTAGGTAAGGCTACAGACCCTTCCATAGTACAGGCAGGACGATAGCCCCTATCTATACCTGTTTGAGCACAATCTGCTTGTCCGTAGTCTGCAATACCTTGGCTGGTAATTTGAGTACAAACAAAAATAAAATTGTCTTGTTGTTCTGGTCTAGTAAAAGGAGGAGCTTGTTTGTCAGCTACACCATGTACAAAGTCTTGAGGCTGTCGTATCTCCCAGTCCCCACTACAAACCATTAAACCATCCCACCGCATTTGTAGTTCGTAGTTTTTAAACTGACGACCACAAGCGTCACAGATGACGTTCCAACCTCCGTTGTCCCATCTAGGTTTGTACGACATGGTTAGCCTACAAACTCTACAACAGCAGTCACAGGAACAGCAGCACTAAATGTGATAGACGTTGTACTGGTTTCTGTGTAGCTAGAACCTATGATTTGTCTAACACCGTTAATAAATACGTTAAGGTTGTTAGCTCCAACAGTGTATGTAAATGGAACAGTAAACACAGTTTGACCTAACGTAGCCGTAACAGTGCCACGTTGTTTACCTTGATACACAAAGTTGTTGACATCATTAAGCCAAGCAGAAACTATGGGAGTAGAGTTATCAATAAAGTATGTACTTGACATGGTGTGTTCCTAGTAACATTAGGTTGGTTGAGAAGCTTCTTGCGCTGCTTTGTATGCTGTTACAACTTCAGTCGTATGCACTGTAGCGCAAATAGCTTGGACTTTAGCATCCTCGTTTGAGTAGTCATCGCCTGGTCGAATGTAGTTGCCTTTGACTTCTTCTGCCAAAGGTTTACCGTCCTCAGTGATGGTCACTACATACCGTACTGCTACGGTTTGGTCGTTTGATATTTCAATGCGGCTGATGGTTGTTTGTTTTTCAAGCATGACATTACTCCAATAATTAAATTTACAGTTTGATCCATGAATAGTCAAATGTCACATCACCACCAGCAGTATTTGTAACTTGTACCGCCATTCCTGACGCAGACAATGTTGCACCTCCAACTGCCGCCAAACTTGTCACACCAATGCTTGTAGACCCAACTCGTACAAGAGCCATCGCTCGAATACCGCCGTTAATATTGCTGACTTGTCCGCAAAAGAATAAATAGTTTGCTTGTCTTTGTGCTGGAAAAGTATATAGCGTTGCTGTTGATGTGTTTGTAACAACACCAGAAACACCTTGGTATTGATCAAGAAAACGATTGTTTAACGCAGAATTATTCTCGTTAATAAAAGTACCAGTTGCCATATTTATAAAATTGCAACCAGTAATATAAGTGTTGTTTACAGTACCGCCAGTTAAACTAATGCCATAGCGAGTTACATTGCTACCACTATATTCGCCATCAAAGTTAACGCCAGAAACAATAGCAGATGATGCGCCGTTAATTCTAATACCATCATAAGTATTTGCTGTAGTTCTTCCAGCACCTCGGATATTAGTGCCTACAACTGAACAACGGGATTCAAGTATGTTAACTCCATGACCACCCATGTTGTATATCTCACCGCCAATAACTTTAGCATCAGCAACATTTGACCCAAAATAATATCCATCACCTAAACCGCTTGTCCAACAATTATTAAACTCAAACAAAAGGCCATCGCTCATTTTTACGCCACCAGCAGTGTTTGTATCATTGATACATTGCGTAAAAAATCCTGCACTTGCAGTGCCAGAACCACCGCCTTGTTCAATTAAAATTCCAAAATTTGATGATAGTTGGAATTGACATTTTGTAAAATAAATACCTGAACAAACGCCTTCTACATACAAACCATTAGCAGTTACAGCAGTTCCATTTCCAGCTACATAGGCATTCATTACAGTTGTGTCAACACATGAACCAGAAACACCGGATAAGTACATTCCGTGACTACGGTTGTTGACTAAAAATATATTGTTGAAATATGTTTGATTACTGTTTAAACATTTAATACCATAGTAAAAACCTTGTACACGGATTGCGTAATATGCGCTGTTAATACATCCAGTTGTAACAAGTAAGCCAGCAGCCGTATTGCTTCCAGTTGCTGCTAAATATAAATTTTCAATTTGAACGTCATTTTTGTTGTTGACAATAATGCCGCCTTGACCCACGTTTGTCTGGGTAATAGTTGTGTTACCCCTTGCTTCTCCAAACAATCTTTGCCCTGCGGCAAAAACAGTTAGTGCAGTAGTGATTATGTAAGAACCTTTGGGAAAAAATATGTTTAACCCTGTATTGATTGCATTTTGAATTGCAGTCGTATCATCTGTTGAACCATCACCTTTAGCGCCATAGTCAAGTACGTTAACTGTAGCGCCAGTAATCATTGAATAAGATACTTTTGTTAATGACATTTTTAATCCTTATGCAGATAAATAAGTTATTGAACCATACACATTTATAGTGCTCATTGTGGCATTAGTAATTTGAGCACCTGTTGCGTTGTACAAAAAAATAGTAGTTCCAGAAGCGCCTAAACGTACTGCCGATGCAGACCCAGAACCACCATTAGATATGACAAGTCCTGTTTGATTAGCATTAACGCTAGTAAAAGGACGACCTCCTATTGTGGCATTTGCAGTGTTTGACGTCACAGGGTAAGTTACGTTAAAAGTAATAGTTACAACTCTACCAACTTTTGTATAGAATGCTGTTCCGTTTACAGTAAGACTTAATCCAGCACCACTTGCATCTGTAGGTGTCCAAGTACCTTCTTCATACCAATTTAATATTGTGCTAGTTTTTCCTGCTTGAGGAGTGTTGGCAGAAAAATCAAATCCTTTAGCTGCTGTGCCTTGAACTATGTTGTCGCCAACATAAGTTTTCTTTACTACAGCTAAACCGCCCGCAGTTTTTAAAGCTGCCGCTGTAGTGCTAGTTGCATCGGTTGTATCAGTACCCGCTATCGTAGTGCCTGTAATAGCAGAAGCAGTACCACCACCAATAGCGCCAGGAGCAGCAAACGTAGCGCCGCCAAGACTACTTGCGTTTAAATTAGCTACGTTGGTTGTAGAAGATACGACGAGTGGTGCTGTTCCTGTAGCAATTGTAGATGTATATTGAGTTGCGCTTACGGCCCTACCAGCAGTCAAATTAGCCACAGTCA